CTTGCAGTTCTCGAATCACGGCAACGAGCACGATGATGATCGCCGTGATTAGAAGAATGATCATGGTGACTCTCCTGTCAATACTTTCACGTATTCTACTGTTCCGATGCTGACGTACAGCAACCAACACTCAGGACATTGCTGTAAGGCAACATCGCAATCGTTAACGTGCTCGCGCAAGCGTAACTCGTGTTCTTCAGTAAGAGTGTTGTAAGCGCGCACCACTTCGCCTCGCCGGTTGACGTATGTTTCCATCGGCGAGTTGACAGCCTTGCGCAATCCTTCGGGTACAAATTTGCTCATACTAACACATTCACATTGATGGTCTTAATGTTCCCTGATGGTTCGACAATGAAAATTTCTTTCTTCTGCTTGCCAGCATAACGAATTGTTGACCAGGTTCCAGATCGTAGAATTTCTGTAGTACCTTTCGGAGCGGCAATCAGATCATCACACTCATCAACGATATCATGATTACGTATCAACGAAGGTTTGGCTTCTCTCAACTCATCACATTCTTTGTTTGCTCGCTGATAGTGCCGAAAGTTGCTAGCCGGATGTCCAACGATCTTAATCAACCGGCCTGGATCGATCTTTCTAATTAGATCATGAAACTGTGCATCAGCACCAACACAATCACCGTGATGTACCTCAGTGATCTCAACAGCATAAAGCAAGACTTTGATCAATACTTTGATCTGTTCTTCCGTCATACCGGAGCGCGTACCTGTGAAACCGATCTTCATTGCTTGATCATCCCCACTCTGATCGCGGTAGCGCAATACATTGAACTGACTTAACAAGAACATCTGCAACTTCGTCAGGGTGAACATCTTTGCAGTGTCCGAACTCACAAGTATGTTTGATTAGTTCATCCCAAGTCATTAACGTGCCGTCAGCATCTTCCAACGATTGAACGATGGCTCTTAGCACAATCACTTCTCTATCTACGCTCATATCCTCACACTCATATTGCCAGCCGGAGAACACAATACAAGAGATTCTTTGCAACGAGTCATTCCAACGTAGAACTGCCTTACGATCTCATCAGGCTCATTGTCGTAAGTCTGCATGCCCTGTGGTGAGAGATCAGGACATAAATAGACTACCTCCACCTCTCCGCCTTTATAAGAGTGAATCGTACCAATGATGATTTGTGGTTTCAAGTCTTGGAATCCTTTCAGACCGTGCTTAGCGATGATATCGAAGAGATATGTGATGTGATTCTCGTAGTTCGCTTTAATGCGCTTACGCAACCAGGACAACATGCCGTGACCGGCCAAGATCAGATCATCGATCTCTTTGAAGTGCGGCAATAGATCACGTCCAGTTATCTCATTCTTGAATGACTGAGAAAGCGTTGTCAGACTTCCTGCTTTAAGAAAGGTCGAAGTCTTGGCAACTTCCAGCCATTTATTAAGCTCGGTCTTCGTCCATAGTGATTTTTCCAGCCACTTTTGCATGTACTTGTCGTCATGTGCCAGCTTTCGCAGTCGCCAGCAGTTCTCGTCATTATCAGGCTCCGGTACGTCAGCACGTAACTGCGGGCCCGCAAAAGCCACGATCTTGTCCGCAGTGCTGCGCTTGCCTAAAGGGTTCCAGTCGCCGCGATTCGGCCTTAGAGGGTTGAAAAAGATTTGCCCTGTGGCACGTAATACGCTCTTCAAAGTATTTAGTTGATAGTTGCATGAAGTCAAGAAGGCCACGCGCCAAGGCCTGCCTGATTCAGTAGTGCGGCATAAGTACTGTTCTACATCTTCAAGCATGGACTCAACTTCACTTATATAAGCAAAGCGAGCTTGAATTCGACGCACCTCACCTACCCTATTCTGTGGCTTGTACTCTTTTGGTTCGCGTACTGTGATCTGTTTTATCCAATTCTGACTCAGTGCGTGTACGCTTTGTGGTATTCGATAGGATTGATCCAAGATGCGTTTATATCGGGCGTCAAGAGGTGGATTGAGAAATGCTTCCGGTGAAGCGCCACGCCACGAAAAGATCGCTTGATCGTCATCACCCCCCAGAACGACATACTTCATTGCTTTAGCCCACTTACGAATCAATGAAAGCTCAAGCAGTGAGGAGTCCTGTATCTCATCTATGAACCCGATCATAGGATTACCAGGCGCAACATCGATATTCTGATATGCGAGTGAGATCATATCAGTGAAATCGATCATATTGGTTTCATGCTTCCAATTCTCCCACAACTCTGCGAATCTGCTTACTTCATCGCGCATGAAGTGTTCGGGCGGGATCATACGAGCGCGAAGCAAGTTGTAACGTGACAACATTCGATCCCCATCCGTTGCGCCGGAGTTATTACCAGCATAAGGATCGTCGGTATCTTTTTGTCCTTCAGAGAGCATGTAAGCGTCGTCAATACCTGCGACATGATCATTCCATTCCTTGATGTGCTTGTACACCTCACAAACTTCTGGTTGACCTAGAGCACGATAACAGTGCGCGTGCACGGTGCCTACTTGATCCTGGTGGACTTGCAGATCACGGCCAGCTAACTCCATTGCGCCTGTCTTTGTGTATGATGCCACGATTACTGAGTTTGATCCATACTTTTGCGCGGCTTGATTGATCCAGTTCGAAAGCGTAGTAGTCTTCCCTGTACCTGGTGGCCCGTAGACACGAAATTCCACATGCTCATCTTTCTTCCGTTTGATGTCTAACAGCTTGCCTTGAGGATCAGTGTCAATCATTGAGCTATTCCTTTTTCATTATTCGTTCCAGTGCCTCAACTTCGCGTTCCAATTGCGGCCAGGCAAATAAATTAAGGGTAAGATCGTCGTAAGCATTCTTGCTTATATGCACCTCATGGCGATTAGTGATATTCATTCTATGATAAGAAGGAACGGCAAACGCACCAAAGGTTATGCTGGTACTGATCACAATCGGCCAACCTCTTACCTCAACGTCAGTGAGTTGCCGATCAGGATTAGGAACATGCAGAATTGTTGACATCATTTACACTCCGCACTTGACGACTTCAAGATATTTGCAGCCTTCATCAGCCATGCGAAAAGCCATTGGAATTAGCCAACGAAGATCAGGCACTATATTCATTTGTTGTCTGAACACCTCCAAGATGTCTGAATCAACGCTGGTATTTACCAACGTCTCGTCAGTTTGGGTTTTGCACGCATTAAATAGTACTGGTGCTATACCATAGAAAAAGTGAATGGTTGCTTTGTCTATATAACGCATCTGACAAAAGTAAATCCAGTTATCAAAGGTAACGCCGGTTTCCTGTTTGAATTCGCGGATCATCGCTTGTACTGGCGACTCATCAGGCTTTATGGCACCTCCAATACCATTCAGCTTTCCAGCCATCCATGCCGGACGCTTCTTTTCGATCAGCATTACCCGCGCGCCATTGCCTAAATGCTGAAACAGGAAACCACAGACATACTGTTTACCAGGGCTGATAGTATTACTCATGCTGCACACCTTTGTTCTATTGGTATACGTTGATCGAGTACCGACGCTTTCTTGCATATGTCACAGAGTGCATAAGCGCCGGATGACGACTTACCTTCTCGATCAATGATTTGTTTTTGTACCGATTCCAAGATCAGTTGCGACTTTGCTCCACAATACCAGCAGCCGCCGTGTTTGATTTCCATGATTCACCTCATACTCTGTAGTCTGATCCAATCTTTTGAGAGACGTTGTTAAAAGTCTCAGTTGCGGCCTCCTCAATGTCAATACCTAATAATGACGCAAGAAGATCAAGATAGATAAAGATGCCCGCCAATTCGATGACGTTCAAGCTTCTTGATAAGATTACATAACTCACCTACTTCACCAGCCAGCGAAGTAGTGAAGTAAAGAATGCCTGCGTTGTCATAGGTCTTGAAATCTTCGCGCGCTCGCAGCACATTGACGGCACGAAAGCGCGCGAGGAAATTTAAAATGATCTCCTTCAATCAATTGAAGCAGGGTACGACGATCTTTCTCAGCTTCATCTAAGGGACTACCATCTAAAGGGATCAACTCTTTATCGCGCTTGCTGATCTCTTCAAGTAATCGTTTTTGACTATCTGCAATTGCACTACTCATTTTTCTTTCAGTCTTTCTCGCACGTAGATACGATGTCTCATGCGTCGTTTCGGATCGATCTTCAAGCACTCCAAACAGACACCTTGATCTTCTTTGATGCTTGGATTCGACGTTAGCGGTAGCTTGAGAATTTCGACATCTTCAATCAGCACGCCACAATCCGCCTGCGTGTTATGCAGTGCGTGTGAAGGATAATGCGCGCCGGTGTAAGATATCTTGTGAATGTCATCCATGTTGTTGGCTCTGGAATCCACCGGCTCTGTGGCGCAACTGTACGCAGTAACGATGCACGATCCCGTAATAGCTGAATCAAGAGTTGATCGATAGTCCCTTGCGGCAAACAGGCTGTGAGCACTTTCATGATTTCGCCTGCATCATGTTCGTACGTTTGACGCAACGCCTCCTCTGAGTCTTCATGCGGCATTGGTTCGAAGATCGTAATTGCGCCGACTGCAACATCATCGTCGCCATGAATAGGCGAAGCACCGTAAACGTTTGCTTTGTATTGTTCTGCCATTTTATTCTATCACCTCATCACCGATCACAATATAAACGCGCTTTGAATCAGAAACGATCTCCTCGATCTCAATAAGACTGTCATCACCATCACGAATGACAACGAGTTTAGGTGAGCCAAACGGATCAAATAACCCTTCAGCGTCTAAAATAGATTTGAGATCGAGAGTATTCATTTATGCCACCTCACGCCGCTATGAATGTCCAAAGTCATCGGTACTGTAGGGATCATCTCATCCCAGGCTTTCATCATCGCACGTTTGAGAATGCCCTTAGCTTTTGCAACAAGTTTCTTTGCTACCTCAAGCACGATCTCATCATGGTTAAGATGAATGATTTTTAATTGCTGGCTTATCGTAAATCTCTAACCAAAGTAATCTTAAAGCGCGTTTCAAGATGTCGCATGATGATCCCTGGATCGGTGTATTCTTCCCTTTGCGCCCGATTGCCGCCGCAACCTTCTGATCAGTTTGATTGAATTGAAACTTTAACCGGCGACCGGAGATCGTCAGCGCGAATCGTTCGCGGATCGCTGAAGCACCCGCAGCTTCCAACCAGTTACGGAGCTTTATGAACTTCTTTAAGTACATATCAATAATGCTCTGCGCGTGTTCGACTGATATACCCATCGTCTCTGCCAGCTTGTGCGGCCCACCACCATATACTATGAATGCTTCGATCAGTAACTCATCACCGGAAAGATATGCAGCGATCCGAAGCTCCATGAGCGAGTAATCAGCCCAAACGAGACTGTTACCGTCTTCTGCTTCAAAGCATGTGCGATAGCCATCCTCTTTCGGCACTTGCTGAAGGTTAGGGTCACTAAAAGCCATCCGCGATGTATCCGCTGCAAGCTGGCGACAACTTGCATGTATCCGGCCATCAAGCTTATCGATGTACCTTGACCAATTAGGCCCGTAGGATGTACATGCTTTCTGATACTCACGATAAGCAATCACTTTCGAAACTATTGGATACTTGTAGGCGATCCCTTTGAGCTTATGTGCTCGCGTTGACGGCTTCTCATCAACTAAAGGAAGCTCAACCCCGACTCGCTGTAATGCCTCGATCAACTGTGGAATTGAATTCAAGTTAATCGGTTCCTTGGTCGGTGCTCCATCAAAAAGCGATTGTTGTGGCACACCATCAGGCGCTAAGATGTCCCATAGTTCGAACTTGAGATCGTCGCGCTTAACTACCATTACGATCACATTGTTCCAACCAACGCATGATATTGAGCTTGAATCCATTAAGCTCAACTTGTGCCGCGCACTCCACAGACTCAAACTCAAGCTTCGCTGCTTCGATCAACCGGTACTCTTTTATCAGTTCAATAAGCTTCTTACGAATCGGATGAAGCATCAGTGCATCACGTGCTGCGTACTGTAGCTGATCATCGCTGAGCACATCCTTTGTCCAGTCGGAAGCTTGTAGCTCTTCTTTCTTCTCTAAAGTGATATCGCAGTACGTCATCGCTAAATCTTCCAGACTGTACCACTGATTAAAGACAGCATCGCAGCTATGATGCGCCTGGCTTACCACCATCGCAGCTAGCATAGTGTCAAAGATCGTACCGAAAAGCGTAACGCCTAAGTTTCGGTTAGTGAACTTTAGATCGAACTTCGCATTATGAATGATCTTGATCGGATGCTCGCGGCTTAGAAGAGCGGCGATCATCGCTTGAATGCGTTTATTCAAATAGCGAATATGAATGCTTGCTCCTCAGTGGCGAGTTGCACTAAGCGAAGCTCGCCGCGTCTCGGATCAAGGGCTGTTGTTTCTGTATCTAGTCCTAATACTTTCTCCGCGAAGAGCGTAGCTAAAGCCGCTTCAGCCGGTATATCTTCAGTAAAGTAATCAAACGGTACATCACTTAGGTTCATGGTTCCTGATCTCGAAACCTTCACCAACACGAACAACATACATTACTTTGATCTGTCTCACCAAAGCGAATGAATACTCGCCGTTGATCCCGGCACTCTTGCGCCAATTGCCTTCATCATCGCAATAGATTAGCAAGACATCGCACCGGCCCAGGATGTTAGTGTCATAAGCTTTCCAAAATTCAAACGCGCCTTTCTCCCTGGTTTGCAGTGTTTCAGCAACAAAATGATTATGTACAATAGGCGAGAAGATATGATAACTCTTGTCGATCAGTTGAATAGTCAGTGCCAGCACATCCATGTAACGCGCAGCCTTTACCTTTGATTCATGGTGATCATAGGCTGAAGCAAGATAGTAGAGTAGTGGTACTTTAAGCTCTGTCATTCCAACAAGCCCCTCTTCGTTTCATCTTCATATCTGAGTAACGTTTCAGCGTCTCTAACAATCCCTAGCCTCTTAGTGTGATCCTCCTCTTCAACGGTTTCAAAGTGGGCATCAGGATGCTGTGGCGCTTTATATTCGATCATGCAAAAGTTGGCCGCATCGATTAAGTGTTCCAAGTTTCCTGTTTCTTCATAAGCAGCGATGCGTTTTTGGATTGTATCAACGATCTTATATGAATGATCTTTTTTATATTGCGTTGATTCGCCGTAACGAAAATAACCTACAAACATCCGAGCTTTCATTTTTCTGATGAAATCTTCTGATATCTGCGCAGAGAGAACGCGATTCATCAACTCTAACTGATCTTCGTATTTGACACTCATTACTCATCTTTCGTAAACAATGTCACATTTTCTCGACCGATGTAGTCTTTCCTTAGCTGATGCCAGCCAATAAAGTTACCAGACTGATAAACTGCTGTTTCCGGTTTAGCGACGTGCTCAAATGGCGACCAATGATTACTTGTTTCAAGTCTGTAGAATAATTCAATGTCCTTATCAATATCTCGCTTGCCATCATGCGTGAGGTAAGAGACGCGGGCGCAGCGCGCAACTGAAACCTGATTGCGAATAGTGCCATGCGGCATCTCATCGTCCTCGACATAGGGCGTGTGCCACTGACCGAAATAATCAAGCTCTTGAGGTTGTTGTGTCTGACTATGATAGGCTTCATACATCATATCAGCAATGATCTTGATCTGCTCTTGCGCGTCTGTATGAGTGCGCAGCTTGAAGAAGTTGGCCCACTCAGTAGCCGTAACGATTACAGTGTGCCACATGAAGGGTTCTAACAGCCGGTTAGCGATCTGTTTGTGTACTTTGTTCTCATCAAGACGTTCGCAGAAGCCAATAGCCGCGTTGCGAGCACCTAGCCAGATGTTATGAGCAATCTCGTATTCACTGTCGCCCGGTTCAAAGTATCCGTTTGGCTGCATACCTTTATCGTTCTTTGGAAACCGAGCAGGAATGAAAGGATCAGTCAATACACGATCCATCATCTTTCGGATCGGAATGGCGCGCGATGATGCTGAGTTGCGCGAGAACACACGATGCGTGTTGAATTCAGATAATACGATGCGCGGAAAGGTGATCTCCATCGTTGTGAGACGCTTACCTGCCTTTGAAATCGAGTCTTTGATGATCTTGCAGCTATAGCTCATTATTGAATTTACCCTCGGACTTTTTAAAGGCTGTATTTACTCGTGCCCGGTCATCGCGCGGCAGCAGCATGCCATCGCAAATCATACAACCCTTGACACGTGGATCAGATTGCGGAACACATTTTACATCTGCGCACTGATTCTTATGCTGTTCACATAGGCCGATGTCGTGATCTCTACAAAGTAAGAACATTTTCAGTTCACCCTCAACACCTCTTCTTTTTCGTTTTCAAGTATCTCGGCTTCCGCATTGAGTAGTAATTGATGATCAGCAATGAACTTCTCTGGAATGATCCAAAAGTTACGACTGGTGACTTGTTGACCTTTACGCAGTGATCTCTTTTGGTTAGTACAACCAAGTCGCATCAATCGTTGTAGTACTGTGGCCTTATCAAGTTTCTGATTGAATTCAGTTGCGACGAAACGAATCATTGAATCGACATCAACACAGCACGTCCCTGCCAGCTTTGCGGGTTTTCCGCGCATTGCGCGATCATGCTGCGACTCATCTACAAGCTCCGGTTTGTAGTGCGTGTGTAAGAACCTGTACAGATAATGAGAGATCGCACCTAGATGTGTTGTTTCATCACCCGGCTCAACTTCATCCATAGCTGCGAACATGCAGTCAGACATGAATTCCCATTGTGACGGCTTCATCTTAGGAATCTTACGATTCACGGCAATTGCTAATGTTGTACGCATCGATGCTTGATTCATGAACACCGCTGGCTTTACTTCGATCTCCTTACCTCCCTCAAGACAGAGGACATACTGCGGCGGATCGGAGAGGTATTTAACGATACGTAAAATGCTAAGTTGAAACGCTTCTGATACCACTTGAAGATTATTTTCTTTGTTTTCACTTGGCTCATCCTCTGGTGGTGCCTCTTCCTGCCTGATCTGTTGCGCGGTCTTCTTCTCTCGCTTATCACTGACTAGCGGATTGACTACAGCCTTCTTAATTGGCTTCTGTCTTTGTACGATCTTTTCATCTCTGAGTTTCGCTGCCGCCAGTGTACGTTGATAATAGTCAATTCGTAATTTTAGATCAGTATCATACTTCCTGCGATGCGCGATCAAGAGATCAACGATCTCTTGATCATTCCAACCGACATTGAAAGCCAGAGTCGCTAAACTACAATCGTAGCTTGAGGGACTCTGATCTCCGGCAGTCCATTGATGTTCCCAGGCTGCCTTGAACTTTGGTTCATTGTCATAGAGCGCCTTGAACTTCGTAACTGGTGGCGCTGCATCTTTACTAAGTGTGAATTCTGTCTCTGCGGCCAGTCCACGTATCCTAGATCGCTTGTCGCTGACATCCGCCAACGGAGCGCCAATAGTAACGTTCTGCGCTTCAAGGATGACTTCAATGCTATCAACTGCATACCGCTTATCTGTTATACTGCGAAGATCGACTTTGACTGGCTTGTCTTTATCCTTGAGATTATACGTCTCAGGAATACGAAAGACTCTTGACAGATCGAAAGTTGAGTCAACTTCCCATCCTCTAGTATCCGCGATTGCCTTACAATAGTATTGCCAACGTTCGCTGAGATCGGCCAGGTAGATGCGCTGCTCGCCTGTTTGAATGTTAACGACTTTTGGAAACAGCCAATACGCCTGAAACCCGTGCCCACTATGAACCAACACACTAGGTTCAAGTGGCATCTGATCAATGAGCCAAAGAGCTTCTTTCTCATCTTTCGGCAGATTCTTCTTTTTGTGAATGCCTGGTGTGAGATAGTCTACATCGATCCACAAACCAGGCAGTCCCGCCACTTCGTGCGCAGGGACTCGTTGATTGTATTCAAGAGACCTGGAAGCAAGACCAATTCCAAAATACGTATCCGCCTTGCTTCCAACCTTCTCTGCATACCTATTCGCTGATTCTACACCCTGAAACCACTTTGAGAGCTTCTGTGCTTCTTCTTTAGTCCATATCAGGATGTAACTATCTTTTGGCTTTGAATCAAACAGCAAGCCAAGAAATGAACGGGCCATGAATGTAACTCCCGACGTACCAACTCAGTAAAAGTTTGGCAAGGCTTCACTGCTTGACTGATCGTGAAATTTACTTTTCGTCGGCAACCTGTTTGGCTTGTGTGACTACCAGATTGCCGATCATCGGTTCGATTGTCTCTTTGTATTTCAGCGCCGTAAGTTTCTCTTCATCGCTCAACTCTGCGATGGCCGATGGAACGATGCGAGAGTACTTGATGTTGCTCTTGCTCTTCTCAGGCTCAAGCTCCAAGCGAGTAACAACACCGTAATGCGGTATCTCTTGTTCTGCAAGGCTGATAAAGTACCGGCGCATCGCTTGTAGAGATGTTGGCGGTACGATGAGAAGCTTCGGCAACCGCGATTTTGCTTCAAGAAAGAAGATGAAGCGTAAATCCTTACACGCCTTGCCAGCACCTTCACCCTCATTCGCACTGCCGAACACGTTGAATGGACACGGCTCGGGTTGCTGATCGACGCCGCCATTACAGAAGCCGCCCGGATCACCGACACCATGAATCATATCCAACGATCTACAATCCGGTGGACTACCGCCGCCTTTTTCGTCAAGTCCTTCTTTCCAGAATGCTTTTTGATCCTTGAATGCGACGATCACGACATCAAGCGCATCAATGTTCTTCGGTTTGCTACCCGCAATTGGATTTGGCATTTGCCAGGCTGTGCCGCCGCCTGGCGGAACGGTGATGCGAGTAAGATCGCTAATGCTCAATCTTCCCGCTGATCCAAGATTCTCTTGCAGAATCTTGGTCATACCATCAATGTTGTCACTCGCCAACGCGACCGGCACACTCTCATGCGAAAGCTCGCGTTGACCGTTAGACTTCTCAAGCGCCTGCGAATCGTTGCCCGTCTTAGCGCTCTTTCGACTTGTCGCCATCGTTCTTCACCTCTTCTTTTAGACGTTCTAAATCTTCGGTTGGGATGGTGCCTTGAATGCGGATACTGTAATCAGGATCGAGTTTCAATACCGCGACTAAAGGCTTTGGAAGATAGTTGGCTAACCGAAAAGGCTTTCTACCTTCTTTTGGTTGTTTCTGGTGCATCTCAAGATACTGCTTTTCCAATTCACGCAACCTGCCTGACACCGATTGAACGTTGAAGTCCTCTTTAATGTATTCTTTGAAGCCGTGTTTCTTCAATGCTGCAACCAACGCCGCCCGCGAAACAGTTTCATCCTTTGGTCTGGCCCAAAGTTGTTTAGAGATGTAGATGGAGTGACCTAAGAACTTTACCGAATCGAGACCGCTTTGTTGAAACTGATCCAGGATGCGCTCTTGCAATACCTTATGCGCGGCTTCGACATCCTTTAACTCTTTCTTCAACGCTTCCTTGCGTGTATCAAGCACCGCGAATTGTAGGAGAGTAGCACGACTCAGTCCTACCTTTTGCTGTTGTGCGGTCTCTTCCTGTTGTGCGTCAGTTTTTGTTGGTGTCTTTTTGCTTGTCGCCACTACGTGTTTGCTCCAACGGATGTTTGATCTGATACCAAGCTCGCCACTGCTTGTTAAGTTCGCCCACGGCAAGCTTCATCATCTTAGCGATCAACCTCATGTTATCTTCAGTAGGGTACGCTGTCCCATCTTCCCACTTTGATACAGTAGTCTGCGAGCGGCCCAAACGTGCTGCGGCATTGCGCAGTGCAAATCCTTTGCTTTCTCGAAAGATGTATAACGGATTCTGTTTGATCCAGCTAACTAACTCAGGATCATCAATCAAAAGATTTCCGGCTTTAGCAGACATTGTACGATCCTCAACCCTTTGCCATGCCTTTTAGGTACTTAATGATCTCTTCCTTGACATTCTGTTTGGACTTCAGAGCTTTGTATACGGCGACATCAACCGTGTCCCTACCTACCAGATGATAGAAGTACGCAAAGTTGCGCATTCCTGGTCTTCGCAATCTTCCAACGCATTGCTCGAATTCGCCATTAGAGTAACCCACAGAATAAAAGATGCCGTACTGCGCTCGCTTCAAAGTGTCGATGCCACTACCGGCCTGCACCTGCACGCCTAATACCTGAATCGCGCCTCTGTCCCACAACGCCTTATCATAAGCACGCCCACTGATCTCACCATAGGATCGCTTCAGTAGATTAGCCACCAGAGCAACGCACTCTAAATCGGCTTTGAAACGCGCGTACACTACAACCGGCTCCTCTTTGGGGATGTCTTCGATGAGATTAAGCAGCAAGTCCTGTTTCGACGTGCCGATTCTCTTTAGTTGTGCCTCCACGTCATCCTCACGCAGTGGCAACCAACCGCCCGTGAGTTGCTGAAGCCTCAATATCTTAGTCAGACCGTTGGTAATTGTGATGTAACCGGCTGCGGTCTCAGCGCAATAGTGCTTTTCAATATCATCATAGACCTTGCGCTCCTCTGGTGAGAGATCGAAGACGCGGGAGTCATGAATAGGTTCTGGGAGATCAAGCACCTTCGCGTCAACTTGTACCGTGATCGGCGCGATCTTCGCTGCAAGTTGTTTCTGATTCCTGTAACCGTTAATTATCGGCACCCCATTATGATTGTAGATCACCGCGTACTCATCACGAAAACGATTGAAGGAAGTGCCAAAGATACCGGGATCGAGTGCGCGAAATTGACCATACACGTCTAGCTGTGAGTTAGGCATGAGGCTGCCAGTAAGATCGGCGATTTGAGTACAGTGACGCGCCAAGCGAGCGACGTAGCGAGATGCCTTGCCACCTGGTGCCTTGATCTTCTGACTCTCATCGTTAATGAGAAAGTCGGCATTCCAGCTTATCAACTGCTCTGCAAGCTGTCCGCGCCAGACGCTGTCATAATTCACTGCGATGATCAAGGGCGTCTTGCTGCCGGCGAAGCGTTTTATCTGCAAGGCTGCGCGGGCTGCGTTGACCTTCGATGCTCCGTAGTCAAGTACCTCAAGCATGTACTCACCGCGCATGTAGTTCTCGAAGTGACGATCCCAACACTCGTTGTCTTTGAGAATGTGGTTAGGCATTAGCAAGATGATCTTCTTGTGCTCTGCGTTTTGAATGATGTCTATTGCGACCTTACTCTTGCCGGTGCCGACACCCATCCACCACATCACAGCATCAAGATTCATGGCGACATGATAGGCCTGTAACTGCCACTCCCAGGAATCAACCTTGCGCACAGTCGGTTGCTCAAGCTTCATTCCTTCAGCCGTGCACGCACGCATCGGCTTAATGCGATCATACTTATCACATAGTTCAAGGAATAAAGCATCGGCTATTAACGGTACGCTCAGATTACGGCTAAGCGTTCGCACTGCTTGCGCACAGAAGATCGTTGCTGGATATGAGTAAACATTTTGAAATGAACTAAAGTGCGAACCGCCGATTTCAACAAGTGCGATATGAAGCTCAGACGGCGCTTGCAAAGAGAATGATCGAGCGCCAGGTTGCATCTCTACTTTGATCATTGAAATGTGCAGGCTTGACGAGTCAGCAAGGCTCGGAAAGCGGAGCGGATACTAGCACAATCCGCGGCCTTTGTCAACCACTAGAAAACAGGCTCGTCAACCACCTAAACTGTCCATGCAGAAGGTTGGGCTTTACCGGCGAGTTTGGAGAAAGGAAGGAATCAGGCTGTCCGGCCCGAGAAAGCGGGGCACCGTGAGGATCGCAACGGGCGAAAAGCTGGTTGTGGCAGTCGGTTCGATCCTGGAAAAAGGCTTGTCACGGTCGGCTCAAACATGACGCCAGTATACGATCTTGTAGCTTCAGTTGTCAAGAGGATTTCCATGTTCTTGTTCGTTCCTTATGCGTTGACTCTGGCTGAGATGCTGACGGAGTATCCCACTTCACTCTACCTACTTGTATCGCTGTTTGATTCAATCGTTGCTCCATCGTAGCAAACATAGCAAGAAGCTTCGTCCAACCAAGTCTATCTTCTTCGACATGCTGAACGAATGTAGTTGTGTACGTTCTGAAAGCCTCTTCAGAGACGCGGCGATTCGCTGACACCTCTGCAAACAACTCTCGCAATCCTTTATCCTGTGCATCTCTTGTTTGAGTGAGCTGCTTTGTTGCTTCATCAAAGCGACCTCGACCTTCAGATATCCAATTCGTAATTTCAGTCACAAGAGGCTTGAGATCGGTTTGAGCATGAAGTCTTATATTCTCTTCTTTCAATAGGTCTTTCTCTTTCTGCAAAGCTAACTTCTCTTCTCTCAACCGATCAGAAGTTCCTCTTTGAATAACAAGCTCGGCGCTGGAGGCGTCAGCAGTCGTCTTCCAATTTCTTTGTCGAAACGCTAAGAATCCTAGCAAGATACAAGCCGTCACCAGAATAATCGTTCCGGTTGGGCCTAAGTAGATTGGACTGGTTGATACTGGTATTTGTTGAAAGCATAGAATGACGGGTATCATTGCTCACTCCTAGAATCTTTTAGTCAGCATCAGAGCAAGCAAGGATCATGCTGGAATCTACCACAGAACCAATCAAACCTCAAGCGTGAAACCAGCGATTTAAGCCGGTATCTCCGCGCCAAACAAATCCTGGTTGGCCCACACATAGAACACCTTGTCGTCTTGAGTAACAAGCGCTACCAGGGAGCCATGACGCAGCACCATCTGTAGGTCCGGAAAATCCTGATGCAACGGCATCGTACCGATGATCGGTGATGGATGCGATCCGGCTTGTGAACTAAGATTCGCTTGCGATAACCAGAAGTTGCGCTTTGCAAAATCAAGAAACACTTCATCAACGTCATAGGTAATACTATCGTCAAAAGCTATGCGGCCCAGAATAGAGCTTGGCCCTTTAACAAGCGCCGGATATATCGGCATAGTTCGACCAACGACGTGAAACGCATGATCCGTAAAGAAGAAATGTGTCAAAGGTGGCGTTGCTCCTACGCTGTGATAAACCGTATCCCCCGGAATGCCGACGTTCCCTAGACTGCTAGTAGCAAGAGCATAAGGATGATCGATCAGGTAGTAGCCAGTATATAAAGGGCGAAGATAAATGCGATTGTCTTTTCCCTTGAAAGAAAACTCCGCAGCAGCGTCGGTGAACTGATCCGTTGCAGTGACTTTATAAGCAGCGTGTCCCGTATCAAAGCTGAAATAATTATCACCGGCTATGACAAGCAATCGACCGCTCTTGTTAATGAATAGATTCCGATCATGAGATAACTGCATGAACGCTGCACCAGAACTAACATTCAACAGATTCCAACGTTCATTAGCATCATTGTCACTAGGTACTCTTGAATGCCAGTGTGCCAGCACGTCATCTAAAGTATTATTTATGATTTGAATCAGATCAGTCCCAATTGTCAGACTTCTTGGCAAGACAAAAACTAACCCACGTGTACGAGCATCATTACTCAGATATAGCGGCATACAATTAGGAAGCTTTCGCGGAACGTGTGAAGGATCACCTGTGCTAGTTTCGTTAACAATGGAGGAACCTGTAGGATCGAGTGTATCTAATGGATCACCAGTTATAAAATTGGATGTTCTGCGACCAAGCAGCATGTCATCCATGAGCTTCCAAGTACTACCGGCAAGCGTTATGTGCGCGGCACCTGTCCATACAGCCGAAGGATCGGGAACGTCGAGTTGATAAGAAGCAAATCCATGCAGAAGATTATCCAACGTGACCTCAATGTATTCATCATAGTAACCAGCATTCGGAGTAGCATTGTCAGCAGTTGGATAGCTCCGCTGTCTCAAAGGATCGGAAGGTGCGCTAGGAACACTTCGTAAACGAGTGCCAAGATCAAAGAATCTCACTAGCACGTTCTTCCTAAATGTGTACTGATCATCTAACTCGTCATAAGGAAGTACATTCTTATTCTCTTGCTCAGTCTCAACAGCAATCGCTTCCTTTTGCGTTACTGTCTGCACAGGGATCGCAAGAGAAACAGTATCACCTCTTCGAACTGTGAAACGCTTCCGGGTTGTCATATAAAAGCAACCTCTACTGGAAGCGCCGCGCGCATGAGACCGTTCACGTCATTCGTATGAACCTTGACATCAAAACTCTTTGTCTGACCAGCATAAGGATTCAAATCAATTGGATTAGCCGCGATGTCAATAAAAGGATCGCTGGTTCCATTAAGTCGCACTAACACCTTTGCGCTTGCATCAGCCAAACTTCGCAAACTTGAATGAGCTAAGCAAGGAACCTTGATCACGAATACCGCACTATCTTGTAGTTCTTGCAAACTCATTGAAATGTAAGTAATCGAGATATCATTGATGTCAGTGATACTAGGCATCAAATAACCCTCAACTCTCGCGCTTGAAAAGTCATTGAAGCTTTGTAGGTCTTCAAATCAATTCCCTCAACAATGATCATATAACCTTTCACGATGTAGTTTCCTAAATATCCTGATCGACCTTGAACGTGAATGGTTGCGCCTCGACGCAAGCCGGGGTTCACATACGACATAGTTACTGCAAGCTCTTTCAACGGATTATTGAGATTGTTTAATCGCCGCTGTCCAATAGCTAACGCCGTAGCATAAGGCATCAACGATGCGTCGAACTCCGCAACTCTGCGGCTAGTCGAATCTGTGCCTGGAACCGTCAATAGGATGTATCGATAATGAGCGCTCAAACTTCGATTCACTTGAGCACTGCCGGGAAGAGTTTTAACCGTGATCTTATCCGGCACATCAGCAATGTGATTCGTCACTCGCGTCTCATAACGCACTTGACCACCATTAAAGGACAGTTGCTCAATCACAGTGCGAATCAACCCGAACTCCACTGTCTGCTGTTCGCCAGTAATGTAGCCACTCTTATGAGCGTCAATGTAAGGTATCCTGTAATTCTTTCCAAGGTACTGATTACCAGCATCAACCAGGATCAATCCGCTGGTATGAGTTTCGATGCGCGATTGAATGTCCTGGGTCGGATGCAGCGGATCAGGGACATAAGTGATGAACTGCTCTTCACTGGTAACTGTTTGCAAGATTTTCACCAGCGGATTACTTATATCAGGAAGCAGCATTTCCACAGACAAAGAATAGCCGGTTGGACGATTGAGGATGTCGAAATGATCTGTGCGTGTTTCAATAGAGATCACGTTGAACGTAGAATCCAGGATACGGGTTCTGGTATAAGCGACCTCCTCACGTACGATCTTTGTCGGATCACTAAATGCGCGATACTCTCTGATCCGTCGTTCAGTGTCCTGCTCGTTGTCACCTGTGCGAATTGTGGAAGTCTCTAATCGCTCAGTAAAGAAATCTTCGCCCACACCACCAGTAAAGTCGTTCAGCCGCACCAGCAAGCCATTTACCGGCTCATGTGCCGGAAGCACATCATCAATGCTGGCAGAAAATGCCGCGACGAAATCCACTGCTGATACGCCGGACGGCAGCGGCTGATCTGGATCAATGATCCAAAGATCATTGCCGGAGGCGAATACTACCGGCGAGAATGTTTGCAGAAGACCTCTGACACCAGCATCATAGCCACCAACCATCGTGAATGACACCTGCTCGACTGGAAAATTTGGGATGTTGGTAAGCGCGCGATCAAACCCGCAACCAGTCACATAAGCATAGTTCAAAACATCTTGCAAAGACAATCCAGGTAGGCCTATATATAAAGGCGGCAGAATAACACCCTGAGTCGTGTATACTGTCTCAGACTGCACCGCTTCACCTGTAGGAGCATCGATGATCGCAGAATTGTACATGAAGACCTGTTGTCTTGGCGCTCGGTTCCATCGATCTCCAATGATATCAACAATCGAAAGCTCAACGGCATCTCTTGGCAATCCTTCTTCATTCACGTAACGCGCTGAGCGTTGCGACAACTTCCCGCCTTGAAGCAAGTTGATCCATAACCAGGCTCCACTCACCCAAAGAGCTATATCAAAGTTGATGGAAGAAGTAGCAGTCACAGCACTGACATTGGGATCAGCAAGCACCACTGTTAATTCTGTTCCAAGCTTGTCAGATGGTGCCTGAAGCTGCGCACGAATGATCGGAATCTCTACACCGTCAACTACCAAACGTGCACGATACCGGCGAATGTTGTTAGTTAGAGCGCTTTGCAACGACGCATCTGTGACATCAACAAAGATCGTGAATCCAAAACTTATCGCTGCTTGCACTACCAGCGAGACGACTAACTGCGTTTGACCGGCAAACGTGACGGGACTGGTCACATTGCCTTGTGCTGTCACAGACAAGGCAGTCGCTCCAGCGAATGTCACCGAACCAAATACGTCCGCGTCAGCGTTCAATCTTCCATTTACCACTAACTGAGTAGCACCATCAAGTGATACTTGTCCTGCAAGAGTATTCTGACCTGTAACAACTAGAGCAGTCGCGCCATTGAAGGTTACTGGCGCATGAAGACTAACGGTAGGATTGACTGTGAGCGTAGTGGCACCAGCAAACACTACCGCCACAGTGACAGACGGTGCTTGAGGCTCAACTACAGGTATGAAAACAGGCATTGAATTTTAACGCTACTTGCCACGCGGCCAGATTTGACCAGTCACCGGAGCAGAGTGCGTACAAAACGCTGCAACTCTATTTGAATGCTCAGTACCATAATTGAAAGCGTCGCGCACTTGCTGTGCAGTCAACGTCGCTGCATTCAGATTATCAACCCAATAACTGCCGTCACTCAAGCCGCTTACAACTGCAAGCATACTGAAGTTTATAGTTCCGCTATTAGCGTAGGCTCCGATCCACCAAGTACCTGATGCCGGATTCGCGTGCGTACAAATTTGAGGACTCACAGTGTACGCTCGACAGTTATACGTTGACAAATCCGGCTTCGCGCCAAAGCGCGTATGCAAGATGCCGTCACCAGAGCCTGTAGCAGTGACTTGCAATTGAGATGCGCCGGTTGGAAGTGTGATGTAATACCACTTCCAGTTTCCAGACGTAGCACTCTGTCCTGGTAATGAGATGTTGTTGATTAGAGACGTGTCACCAGCAATCGGAGTAGGTGACGGTGCTGGCGCAAGAGGCGGACTAGCTCTTCCTAAGATCGATAAATACAAGTCCTGAACATACTGACTATTTGATTCTCCTCTTGAAACATAAAAGGATGATGTAAACAGACTATCGATTAAAGTCTTCGTCGCGTTAAGAAGTGTCCCGGCAGCGCAGCCAGCACTTAAAGCAGCAACAGCGCTAGACATCTCAGCACCAGTAGGAATACGCAGCATTGTATTTAGGTAGAGAGTAGTGACGTATTCCTGCACAGTCAGAGCGATGATCTGACCTGGAGCGGTTTGCACCTGCTCCGGTGTAACAAGTTTCACCTTGCGTAGATGTGGAATGGCCACTGTGGTAGTTGGGATCAAGATCGATCCACCACCACTATTTACCGGAATCTGCAACTTGTTAGCCACTCACTCATACCTCATCATTGCGCGATACGCTGAGCCCGTACCTGAAGCATTACCAGGCCACGCACTAGCACCCGTAATCGTGAAATTAGCTCCACCTGTGCCTAATGGCAGGTAAGTATGATTCGCACCATACACAGATAGCGTAACAGCAACTTCACGGGTAAAGTCCGGGTTAAGATAACCGCAAAAGTTCATGATCGGATTAAGAGGAAAGAAACCAAACGGATAGATCGGAAGCGTGTAAGTCGTGCCGCCAAAGATCATACTGACAGTCGTGGTATCTTGAGGATACACAGGCCCATTTTGCTGCTGTGGTGGCACACTACCAGAAAAAGGTGCAACTTGCGCGCGAAATGCACCGTCCGTCGCGTCGCCGCCAATTCCCATAACAAATGAACCAGTGTTCGCATCAGTGCCATCAGCGTTCTTCAAACGTTCAATACCAACATACAAGAATCTAGTTGCTGAAGTAGCAGCGGCATCACTTCCCCAGGCCATACAGAAACGATTTGTGTCACCAGAAGAAAAATAGTTGTTTGCTCGCGCCGTATCCGCGACTCCACCATATATGCGGCGCGTGGACAGAGTACCAGTCAAAGTGCCTGAACCGTTTGATCCGGTGCCAAGTGTAATCCAAACAGCCGGATCGTTCGTCGCATCACCCGATCCGTATTCGATCTTCATAAAGACTGGAAATGACGCTTGCAGGGAGTCAGCCATCTTCCAGACTTGAAATCCTTGTGCAGTGTTGGCCGCGCTGGGCTTCGTTACTGTAGTCAGGTTTATCTCGCCAGTCTCAGTACTCTTAACCCAACCAAAGGCCGTCAGCGCGTCATTAATTTCTTGCGCCCAGGCGCGAAAATGCGCGTCACTATCATTAGCAAAGAAGATCGTTGTCGATGTTCGCGTTGCCATAACTTAACTCTCCCTAAATTTCGTGATACACGTAATCAAACGTGATCTGTACAGCACTCGTTGATCCCGTGTCATTCGCAATCGTATAGTACAATTTATCAACGACTGGATTATCACCGTTGTAATAATCGATCACCGGGTCTTGAGTGAACACTGTCAACAGCCCAGAAGTAAAGATGATTTCCAACAACAATCCATCTTGAGTACTACTCCTAACTCCACCTTCAGCACGGGATCGATCTGCATCTCTCGCAGCCGCCGTATTGTATAGCCGAACACGAGCAGCGCGATCCGCTACAACCCTCATCAAGGTTCCACTCTTACCTAATGAAATGAAACCCGTCTCATCAGTCAAAGTAGCGAGAGACGCAGTTGTCTTGATAAGCTCCTGCCTGGTTGGAAGAGAAGTGAAAGAAGTATTCGATGCGTTTGTGATCCTACCTTTCGCGTCAACCGTTATCTGTGGTATGTGAGTAGCATCACCATAAGTTGCAGCAGTAACACCACTCGTACCAAGAGCAGGATTAGGATAATTACCTGTCAAGTCGCCGCCAGCACTACCAGTCGGTGCCCGCGCGTCTGACAGTCTCGAATCGTTTCCAGCCGCCGCCTGTTGCGCGCCTGTACCGAGTGTACGCATTGACGGAGTAGCTGCTCCGCCATCTTTATTAGCTGCTGCGACTTTAGCATCAGTAACGGCAAGAGCGGCAATAGCTGGATTAGGAAGAGTGCCGGTGAGATCGCCACCGACTGAAAGAACAAAGATCGCAAAGTCCGTCCAGTTTGCGAGTACTGTTGGATCATCCACTGTAAGAATGAAAGCTTGCTGTGGTGACAGATCAGTACGAATCGCAATATCACCGCGTTGTGCGGTCAGTGCGAGCATCGCGGCTTGGGACGCCACTAGAAACGTATCATTGATCGCTAACGCTGGTAGTTGACTTGCTGTGAGTTTTGCATCAGAACCGAGTGTTGCAATGCCGTTTGCTGCACCATAATCAAACCCATCATTCAGAGTAAGCATTGCATAGAAGCCGGTAATTCCACCAAGCGGAGCGGAAACAACATCAACCTGAACAAGATCATTCTCTGAAAGAGACACTGATACAGTAACAAAACCAAACGTTTGACCAGCCACAATCTTAGGCCGATCAGTAGGAGAAGCAAAGATGGTCACGCCGTTCTTCTTGACATCAAATGTAGCGTCACCATTAGCATTCGCAACAGCAATGCGAACAAACACACGTGTCAACGTGAGTGTTGACACGGGCTCAGGGAACTCTATAGCTGCTAAAGAGGTGCCGGTGATAAGTGAACGAACACCAGCTACCGCAAAGTGTTTCATTCTAGCTCTCCGTAAACGTCGCCTGGCCTATCGGAAGACTGAACACGTCGCCATTCTGTACTGTCTTTGGAGTTGTAAGCGCCGCGAAATCCTGCAAGTTGCCACCACTCACAGCATCAAAGATTCCCACACCAACAACCGATCCCCATGACGCCGTCGCCTGTACGAACGTAATCGCCGTGGCATTAGTCTTGACACCAGCACTGGCATTAGGGAAATTAGTAGCGTTATTCGTTACAGCGACACGCGCGTACGATCCGCCTGAAACTTCTGTGCCGTCATTACCTAAAACTGTTGGCATACTCGTAAACAGACCAAGGTATACTGTGGCGGGCTTCGTATAGCTTGCTGCTCCACCGTAACGCACATCAAGAGTGCGATTGCGTTCGTAATTTGTCTTCGACATAATTCGTGACTCCCTAACTCACAGATAGAAATCTGAACAAGATATCTTTTACGTAGATATTGCTCAGTGCTCCACGTTGAAAGACCTTTCCATTGATCGCCTGGTAATCAACAACACAATTGACAGTGAAGTTGTCAACCTTGTCCGTCCCTAGTGCATCAGCTAAAACTACCGCGAACGTAGTATTGCTGTTAGCAGCAGCTTCAATTGCTGAAACGATTGAATTCAATTTCGAGATCGCCAACAAAGCGATGTGGACACCGAAATGGACACCTTTAACACCGTGATTCACTAATTGCGTGTGCACCGAGAAATCAAGCGCCTGAACTGACGATCCAACAAACACCGATTTCAACTCTTCGCCGTCAATCACGTCAACACGCATGTTTCTGCCGCCTGAATCAGTTAGAGCGACACCAGCAATTGATCCTACTGCCCAACGACCGGCCATACTCTTAGAATTGAAGTGCTCTTGCTAGCGCTGAAGCGCTTGGTTGCGTAACGGATGAATCCGGCGTAAAGGCTTGTCCAAGCGTAGCGATCTTCACATTATCAGTGCGATCAAGCACTTCAATTATCACTTGATCCTTTCGTTCATTTATTGATCTAAGAATATCTTGTAAGTTTCCTGCTACCTGATTCTGAAACTTCGCGGTAGCATCAACAGCCTTGCGAGCACGTTCCTCACGCTCGCGCGTAAAGCGAGCTTCTTCCGTCAACGCTACAATGCGGCCCTTAATTAGATCAGGCGTAAGCTCTTCTCTTGGCAGTGCGCCGGTGATCGCCAAGAACTGAGCGCGAGTGACATCCTGATTAGCGCCAGGCCTGCGAGACTGTCTCTCAAGCTCTGTTAATTGTGCTCGCGCCTCCTGAACAGCACCTCTGGAAACTTCTGCACGCTGAATTGCAAGCTCTACTTGTTGGCGTTGATACCTCTCTTCACCGCGAAAAGCGTCAGCAAATGCAAATCTAGTCGTTCCTTGCTGGAATACTTGTTGTCGTTCCTGGGGCGACAACTTTTGATAAAGACCGATGTACTGTTGATTGAGAAGATGCTGAATCTCTTCACCACCAAGACCAGGTTGCGCGATGTACCTACGCCGAAGGGAATCAAGCTGCTGTAACTGAAATCCAGCAGCCCCTTGCAAAGCACCAGGAAGCGGAGCGAACTGCGCATAGCCACCAGTTTCTATTTGTCTCGCTTGAAACAACAACGCAGGGCCGGAAATCGTTTTAAGTTCAGCTTCAAAGACTGAAATAGTTCTCTTCATCTCGCCAGTTAGTTCAATGAACGGTCTGGCAAGTTGCGCGGCTTCAAATTCAAGCTTAACAGCGCTCAAATTATCTTTTAATCGAAGCTCGTACACTTCGCTTTCCTGCATCGCTCGCTGAGCTTTGAGAACCTGACTCACAACCTCATCACCAGCAAGAGCGAAACGCTCACGCGCACGCGAAGCGGCAAGCTCACCGTCAGAAAAGATTTTTACATAGGGATTGTCTCTTTCAGTAGGCAAGCGAAGTTGCGCAAGCTCCGCGAATTCATCACGAAAAGTCTTACTGAATGAAATAACCTTTTGGCGAGCTTCTTCCAGTTGTGAAATCTTCGCGTCCAAAAACTCATCAGATTTCTTTTTAGCCTCGACAGTCGATAACTTCCCTTTATCCCCCTCAAACTGTTCTGATGTTTCAAGCAAGTTCTTATACTGCGCTGATTGAGAAAATCTACCGGCTAAAACATTTTCCCTGGAACGATCCGCAAAGTAAGTCGTGTAAATATTAGCCGCTTGCTGCTGCCTACTTAAGATTTCAAGATCACTCTCTCTTTTCTTCTTCAACAAGTTATTAGCGATTGCTCTTCGATTCAATTCAGCTTGCTTAGCGTCCTCGTCCTGGATACCGGCTTCGTAAGCGTACTTTCCGCTGAAAGTTTCAGCTTTACCTGTGATAGGAGATATAAGACCAGAAACAAACGCCGTCACATCAGCAACTATTTGCTCGCCGACAAAAGCAGTGCCACCTTTAGCCAAGGCCCAGAGCCTTTCATACTCACCACCAAGAGAATTCAAATGAGCCTGAGCAATAGCAGCACCATCCCCAGACCGGGCCAATAACTCATTGAACAGTAACTGATTCTTTTGCAAGATCGTGAGTTTGTCTGAAGTTGTATTAATGCTTCGTGCGTATTCATCCAAGAAGACAGAAGGATCGCGCTTTGTCACCTCTTCAAATGCTTTCGGTAAATCAGATCCGATTTGTTGGATAAACTTCTCTTGTTCTTTCGTATCCAACCCTCTATTCTGCAATAGAGTTGTTAGCTGCTCAGTTTGCACATTAGAAAGCTTTAACCCTACCTTATCAGCCGCTACAGCCAGAGAAGATGTTAAGGACAGAGCTTCAGTCTTAGAAAGATTCAAGCGTGCGGTAAAAGTTTCGGTAGAGGCAGAAATCACGCCAAAGCTTTGATTAGTGGAAACCAACTCGCGGTTCAAAGACTGAACTGCGTCACGTTCGGCAATGTACGCCTGCACAGCTTTGAGTGAAGCCGCCGCCGCAGCGAGAACACCAGCCGCAACCGCATATTGCGGCCCAAACGCGAACAAAGAGGATATCTGTCCGATCTCTTGAGCGCCTACAATCGATCCCGCTTCAGATAAAGCTCTGCGAGTACCAAACGTTGATGATCCTTTTCCGCCTTTAAGAAATGCAGCTAAACCACCACCACCTTCAGGTGAGTACGTATCACGAAAAGACGTTAATTGATCGCTATTAGCTCTAGCAAGCAGAGAACTTCTATAGCCACCAGTCAAATTGAAATTAGCCGGGCCCGTGCCTGGATACAAAGCATTGACAGGTGCACCACTTCGCAAAGCAGCCTGCTCAGCCGCCGCTTTCTCTTGAGCGAGCTTAACAGCTTCGTCTCTTACTTTCTTCTTACCTCTGATTTCCGCCTCATCAAAACGATTTCGCTGCGTGTTCAGCCTCTGCATGATACGATACTCTTCATCACTGACTACACGCTGTTGATTAACCTCTCTGGTTCTTTGCGCGTTCCTTTCCGCTCTTTCTCGATCCCGCTCAGCACGCACACGACGAATCTCAGCGATCTCACGATCACTCTCTACACCAGTAGCTGCGCTAGCAGGCGTCGTACTCTTTGCAGAAGACGCCGACTGCTCTGTCTCACGGCGCACATCTTCACGCGCTTGTCTGAAGGATTCCCTGTTGACACGCGCCGTGTACTCAAGCTCCACTTTATTCTGTGTCTCTTCGTCCGCCATTCTTGTTCGTTATCTCAAGCATACGCGCTTTATGAGCTTTGTAGCGTTCACCACGCATGATCGAAACAAGAGTCTTAATTCTCATCGTCCAATCTGGACTATACCCTTTACCATCAACCGACGCATCAGCACTGCTAATTATCGAAACGTCTTGCTGAAGCTTCTCAAATGACCAGGGCCACAACTCAGACAATCTTCTATCCCTTTTGGTAGCTGCTACAGAATCAAAAGCAATTTCACAATCTTCTTTTAACTCTTTAACCAACTGCGATACTAAACAATCAGGACAGCCATGATCAACGTCAGCCTCCGGTCGATCACAGAACATCGTGCCGCAATTGTCATAGCTACTATCTAACTCTTCAAGCGCGTAGGTGTGAGCAATCGTGTACTCACATACAATTCTGAACAGTTCAAAGATAGTCGGACGGAGTAGTAGTCCGACGATAGCGTGACACAAGATGCCGACAGATATGCGCCATTGCTTCACGCTCTTCGACTGATCCTTCTATAAACAGAAAGTAATCATAGATCGCTTTCTGCAAAGATTGAGGATCATCACCCACAGAGGGGAAGTCAGAAAACCCTTCAGGCGCTTTCACTGAAAGAAGGCTGATTATATGCGCGTCGTATTCATGCGTCGCAGCATCAGCTTCGTCACTGGAAAGCATCAAGAATCTGCTTTGTGCCTCCTCAGCCTCTTTGACTAACTGCAAACGCATGTAAAGCGTAAAGGGTTGTTCAATTGTTGAAGGATAAAGGAGGGGCATTTTCAACTTTACCTCTACAACATTTGTTAGTTGAGATCGTTGAAAGCCCTTTTTCTCGGGCTCTAGCTTTAGTTTTGCTTCAGGTTTACTCACAGCAAGGTTTCCTTTCAAAAGTAACAAACGCGGAGACATACTTGAGTTAACAAGAAGTCTCCGCGTTTGGGTATCGGAGCAACAGCCTACAAAATCAATTATGCAACTACGCCGCTGTTAGCAGAGTTGCCGTTTCATCGAACTTAGCCGCCACCGTGTAAGGTGTCGTGGCGTCACCCGGTATCTCTTCAGGCTCAATGTTGATCAGAATCTTTGTTCGCTTCGCGGTTCCGTCAAAGGCTGTTTCAGGATTACGCAAGCTTACGGACGCCTTTGGAAGAGTGATGATATCACACTCATTCGTTCGGCCTAGCTGAAGCGAAACCGCTACTTCTGCGTTCTCTTCAGCAAGTGCGTAGATATCGTCGCCTTTCTCTCCCAGGATACCGACATTCAAAGCCCAGGGCCGTTCATCTGCGCGTTCCAAACGATGAACATCCTCATCCTGACCTGGATAAGCGTCGTCGTCAGTAATGATCCCACTACTCATCGTCAACTCAAAATCCCGCCAAGGATTGCCGGTGACAGCTTGATTTGAGTAGTCAACACCATTAATAATCAGAATACAATCCTTGAATCGAATTGGTCTATAGATCGTACAAGCCGGAATAGTATAGCCGCTAGTCACGTCATTCAGATTTCCACTTCCAACGATTCCGACATTCGCTGTCAATCGCGGCTGCGCATGGGCACCAGATATACGCAAAGAATCCACAACACACGAATCGTACCGACGCGGCAAACGTGACGAATTGCGATAGCCCACTACAAAGCCAAATGCCGGTTGCTGGAACGTCGTGATCTCACTAAGTGCGTGAGTCTTTTGAACACCTGGCACGGTTTCCAACGGTGTGACAGTACCACCAGTAAGCAACGCGCCGTCAACAACGTATTGCGGCATCTCTGCACGCGCCAAATTGTTGACGTGTGTAATCGTATACACACCAGTTGACAGAGTAACTGTTGTATTATTGCGTCCAATAGCAGTCAGGTTCTCGATTGCCGCTTTGAGATTAGCGGCTGACACGTTCCATGCGAGATATGGTGTGTACTTGATGTACTGACCAATGGTGATACCGACACGCCACGTGCCGCCAGTTCCGGTCATTGTAAGGGTTTGAACCTGATTCGCTTGCGTTCCGGTTGGTGCGGCTGCAACTCCCATTTTGTAAGCGAGTAACTGAGAGATCAATTGACCGTTCGCTTCAAAGTCAAAGTTAAAACGCATGATGCGACGCAGCAATTCTTTCTGCACAAGCCGCTCAAGCGTGCAGTTGAGCAGACGATCAATCTCCCGCTCAATGCCTGGATAACTATCACTTGTCATGGCCCAGGCCTTAACAAGCACAGATTCCGCCATCGGCGTGTCAAAATTGCTTTGAGCCTGGCCGTGGTTGGGGAACGCCAGGACTAGCTCGGCTCTTCTTCTAGCGGGCATTAGATCACCTCACAGAGCTAAATTTCCGCAAACGGTTTGTAAATGCCGGGATACTGCGTCAACAACTCAATAGTCGCATCGACATGCTGATTCTTCTCGTCAAGCCGATATGGAGTGAAACCGGCCTTCTGTATATCCAATGACGGCACGAAGATCATATGATCCATTCCAATATGAATGGCCGCGTCTGGTTGACCAGGCTCCGCATAAGTTGGCGGAACTTTACCAGAAGCAAGCTTGACAGTCTTTTCAGCTTTTACAGGATCACTGTCTTTCATTGTAGTTGGAGTATCTTCAGCCATTAGCACACCTCCAAAATTACTGAAAGTCTGTTGTCGGCAACTAAAACGGCACTGCCTTGTTTATCCTTTAAGACGAATCTCAAACCGGACGTTTGCAAATAAGTATGGAATGCTCGATCATCAAGACCAAGATTCAAGTTGTTTGCTAAATACTTCTGATACTGCATAACACAAGCAACGATCTCATCACTCGAATTTCGATTCGCGTCCGTTTGATAGACATCCTTGAATCCAAAACTAACCTTGATCGCGTAGTTGATCGTCAATTCTCTTAACTTACGCGCTTGTCCGTTCCAAGATACGGCGAAGTATCGTAATAATCTGGTTTGCTCTTCAACGGACTGATTTGCTGTATCTGGATCGACAATTGACGAAATCAATTCCCACGTCTTTGCTGAATCTGGATACCGCAGCCGTGGATGCGCCAATGCGCTGCTAAACCCGAATCGCACGTTACCAGCTACAGCTAAAAAGCAATCAACAATCGCTTCTCTAATCGCTAGCTCAGCCTGCTCTTCGCCTAATGGTGAATCGTAATCACTTGGTAGCGGCATAACATCTACTATACGTGTACGACGAATTCAACTGAACCGGCATCACTCAAATTAATGATGGAAGCCGCTCTCACACCAACCTTCACCAAGCCTTCAAGCACGCGCGGCAAAAACTCATTGAACGTCTGCTTAAACGGTTCGTGCAAATAATCAGCCGGAGCGGGCAACCCCCTTTGATTGATCGCCAAAGCTACAGCAAACGTAGCGCTCAGTTGCGCATTGAGTAATCGCCTATCCTCATCTACTCTTGGATGTGCGACCGGCAGTGGCTGAGGCGCGAGTTTGTCAACTACCCACTGAAACAAAAGCGATCCCTCACCGTACGATGGAAATGTTTTGCGTACTGGCAATCCGAATTCATCAACAAAAGATTGAACAAGATCACCACCAACAATCAAACTTACTTGATTGTAGATGCCTGGGAAGACATTAGCGCTTACATCTCTCTTTTCTTCACCACGCCACTCGCGCATCTTACCACGAACAGAGTCAGCAACTTCATCTTTAATCGTGTCAAAGAACAGTCCTGCTTGTTCTACTACAATGTCCGGCGCATTCTCAAAAGCATCATTGCGTCTAAAGATAAGAACAGGTTCAATTCGTATCGCATCATAGCCGCCACTTAACGCGATGTCGATGTCTGCCATAATGGAA